TAATGTACAAAGTTATGGTAAATCAGCTTTCCACTAAACGGGATGTTTAACGTCGTCCCACGACGGTTGGTTGAATGGCAAAGCATCCCAGTCGAAATTATCGGGCACACCTGCCTGATGAATGACTTTAAAACCCTCGGGGTCCCAATAAACTCCAAGGTGAGTTGACTTAGGCGACAAAATCGCCATAGCCTGGGTAATACGTCTCGCTTGAGCGTAACCCTTGTTGCGGCAGTTCTTACTATTTTTCACTTCTATATAAACAAAGTGTTGGTGTGTAAAAGTCCCTTGAAAAACAAGGTCAACTTCACCAATAGTTAGACTAAGCACTGGTGCTTCTTCCGCAATGCACCTAAATGGCATAACCGACTTAATCCAGTCAGTATTAGCTTTGGTGCGTTCCGCATTGGTCATTGGTACAAGGCCAGCTTGCGGGTCAAGATATTTGGTTTTCCACTTGGCTAATTGACTATCGTAGTCCATGTGGATTTCCAGGCAGGGCAACTCATGTTTCTGAGCAACCTCTACCATCTGTGCACGTCTCAACTCATACACATCCCTACCATGAGCAAACCACTCACGGAGGGCTCCATCAATATTTCCTGTAGCTTGTTCCCTTGCGGATACAGCCTTGGATTTCAAGACAGAGTGGAGGCTCTTAAATATGGATTTTTCGTCCAAAGCACCGAAGTGCATATTAACCTCACTATTGAACACATTCTTCCGTTTTAGGAAATCTGCATCCTCATCCCGCATATAAGGCACGGGAATTGACTCTTTGTCAGGCATCGTGAACTTCATGTCATACTTCGCCAGAAAATCTGCGAAAGTAATATGGTTGAACTCGTCAAACTTACGTCTGACAGAGCCCTTGACATCGTCACCGTACGTGCCAATGGCACAGGCGTCCCTAAAATTGAGCTTAGTGTCCGGATAAACACTATAAAAACCAGCTCGAACTAAAAGGGAATTCACTACCGAATTGATATAGACAGTCAGATTCTGTCCAGAGGGATTAGATCCAATCAATTGTAACAGTGTCCCATTATAAGCCATAACCGGATAACAAACATCTGTGGCGATACCTCGCATGATAGCGAGGTCGTCACGACTATAATTTCCAGTAACTTTTGCGATCTCAATAAAGATGCTAAAAGCAGCTAGGGTACACT